AGGACCGTATCGATTTCGGCCACGGTACCGCGTCCCGAAGCCGTCATCGCCGCGCCAGCCAGGTCCTTGACGTAGGCGCCGCTGCCGGACTTCAACGCCGTGGTCAGGAGGCCGTCGAAGGCCGTGTTGGCGTTGGTCGAGCTGTCAGCAGTGACAGCCGTGGCGGCTTGGGTGCCAGTGGTCAGCGGCGCGCTGAAGGCAGCGCTCGGCACCGAAGTGATCGCCTGCAGCACCTCGCTGCCGGCGGTACCGACGTACCAGGCGTAGCCCAGTGCGCCGGCGACCGAAGCAACCGAAGCGGTCAGCGCCTGGCCCAGCGTTACCGCCTGCGTGGCGTTGCTCGACTTGTTGGACGAGCCGCCATTCAGGGTGAAGGTCTGGCCGTCCTGCCCGGTGACCGTCTTGCTGGTGGCGACGCCGTTGGCCACGGAGGAGTTCAGGTAGCCCTCCAGCGTCAGCGCAACGCAGATCACGCTGTACGTGGCCGCCGGCAGCGTGGCACCCGAACCCGCGGCGCTGAGGGTCGGCGTCGGCGCCGTTCCCAGCGCCAGTGACGCGTTGCCGCCAAGGATGGCGATCTCCTCCTTCAGCATTGCTTTCTGCAGCACGCGCACCGAGTTGCGCGAACGCTCGTCCTCGAAGCCTTCGGCGGCGGACTGCGCCTCGAAGGTCAGCGCGCCTTCCTCGCCAAGCGTGGCGTAGGCGGCCGCCTTGTTCGCGGTGTTGATCGACATCACGCCGGCGCGCTGGCCCTCCGGCACCCAGCCGGTGTTGTCCCAGCCGGAACCGATGATGGCGTTTACCTGGCGCCAGTTGGTCGCCGTGCCGCCCTTCCCTTTCACGCGGGGGATGCGCTTACCCAGGATGGTGATCACCGGGTACAGGTTCTTGGCCGGCGCCTGCAGGTCGAACTGGACCAGGCCGGAAGCGGTGGTGACGGTATTGCCGGCCTTGGCCAGCGGGGTCTGGTAGCTGCCCTTCAGCAGCGCCAAGGTCTGATCGTTCATGCTCATGGTCAGCTCCAAGAAAAAAGCCCGCTTGCGCGGGCTTCGGGGAAAGAAAAAGCCGCCCAGCGGCGGCTTCGTCGGTGGTGGTGGTGGGAATCGATCAGCGGGCGGTCATCGGCGTGCGGTAAGCGGCCTTCATCAGCTTGGTCGCCGTCGCGCGGTGATCGACGGTGCCGTCCGCTTTCAACACCGGCGAATCGTCGACAGCGGGTGTCGCGCCCGTGTCGGTGGAAAGGTTCTTCTCGATGGGTACGACCTTGGCGGCGCCCTTCGGCTCGGCGCGCTGCGTGAGCCACTCGGCATGCTGCTTGGTGATCTCGGCCAACTTGCCGAGGGCGTCGTCGCGCTCGGCCGTCATCTTCTGCAGGGCGTCTGCGGCCTTGGCCAGCTTCTCCGCGCCATCGTCGGCGTTGTCGGCCGGAGCATTGCCGGACTGCAGGTTATCGAGGTGCTCCTGCATGGCGTCCAGGTGCTTCGTGGCTGCGGCATGGTGCTTCGCCAGCGCCTCGATGGCTGCCTGGTCCTTGGCGCTGTGACGCTTGCCAGCTTTCGCCAAGCCCTCGTTGCCGGCGGCGAGCGCCAGAGCCGCGTCGTCGTTGAGCTGCCCATGCAACGCTTCGTTGGTCTCTTCCTCGGCCATGGCCAGGAAGGCCTGCGCCAGCGGCTTCAGCGCGGCGCGCATCTGCGCCGGCAGCGTCGAGTCGTCGCCTTCGGCTTCTTCCTCCCAGTCGACGCCGTCGGCCATGCAGGCCAGTTCCTGCAGCAGCTGGGCGAACTGCGAGACCGCCCACAGACCCTTCTCCAGCTGCGGCTGGAAGCCGATCAGCGTGGCGATGGCTGCGGCGAACGGAGCGGCGTTGGCGTTCTTGCCGAGGCGCTCGGCCTGTGCAGCCAGCACCTTCTCGGCCTCGTCGGGCCCCTTGTCGTCGATCTTGTCCTTCCATGCCTCGACGATCTTGGCCTTGATGGCCTTCACGTCCTCCTCGCTGTACTTGGCCGCGTTCTTCGGCATGTGGATGTACGACCACGCGGCGCGGATGTGCTTGGCAGTGTCCAGCGGGTACTTCTTGTTGGTCGGGTCGGCGTACTCGACGTTGCCGTACTTGTCCTTGCCGTCCTTCGGGTCGACGTCGGGGCGCTTGGCGATCTTGGCGAGCTGGTCGCGCTGCTCGTCGGTCAGGGTGACGACCCACTTCTGGAGCGCCTCGCCGTCGTCCACGCTGGTCTCGAACTTGCGCAGCTCCTCGGCACCGTCCGCCTTCACCACGGTGAACTGCGCGGACGGACCGCACGGCAGGTCGACCAAGCTGATTTCGTTCGGGTCCGCGGTGTAGCGCGTGGCTCCCTTGTGGACGGTGTCCTCCCACTTCTTGGCGTACCGGCCGCCGATGCTGAAACCGGTGTAGACGCCCTTGATGCACTTCTCGCGCTCGACCGGATCGACCACCTCGGTGCCGATGTCGACGGCCTTCTCAGCATCGTTGAACGTGATCTCGAACAGCTTGCCCGCCGCGACCTTGCCGTGCATGGCGCGCAGGTTGCCGACGCTCTTGCCATCCGTCGCCTGCGCGGCCGCCTCCGACCACTTCACGAAGTTGGGCTTGCTCGACTCGTAGTCGAAGATCTCGCCGGAGCGGTCCACTTCCTCCATGACGGCGCGGCCGTAGACCTTGCCGGTGGCCTCGTCGACCTTGGTGATGCGCGCGAAAATCTGCATGGTTCAGTCCTCTTTGGGCCGCTTGCGATACACCTGATCGCACTGGCAGTGTGGATGCTGGCCAGGCGCCTGCGCGCCCGACACATAGGCTTGTCCGATGGGAATCCAGCCCTGTTTGGCGTTGGCGATGCACCGCTCGCACTTGTTCTCGTCGTTGCTGAGCAGCCACGACTTCTCGTCCATGCCGACCGCCTTCGCGCCGGCGAGACCGCCTGCGCCCAATGCATTGGTCACTTCCGTGCGCGCGATCAGCTCGGCACGCTGGGGGCTGAAGGCGTAGGCATCCTGCAGCCGGCGTGCGATCTCGGCATTCGAGACCTTCTCGTCCAGCGCGTTGGCAATCAGGCGCCGCACCATGTCGCGCGTAGCCGTGGAAAGCTCGCCTTCCTGCCCGTTGTCGCTGAGCATCTCGCCGGCGTGCGCGTGCGCCCACTCGATGGCGTTCGGGTCTTGATGGTCGAGCAGGTCGAAGCCGGCGCCGGTGGCTGCAGGCTGCACATCCGGGTCGGTGGCGACGATCCGCGCCACGGTCTCGCGCGCACCACTGGCCGAAACCGCCTGCAACGTATCGGTGTAGTCGTCGTACACGAGCGACAGGCCGGACGTGTCGAGGCTGTCAGCGAAGCCCTCCCACCACGCCACATCCTCGGCGTCGTGCTCGTAGCTGCTACCGCGGTCGTCGTCGGTGTTGCTGGCCTTCTCCACGCGGCGCGCGGCCAACACGGCGGCGTCGCGCACGACTTCCAGCGCGCTCGCAAAGCCATCGCGCAGCTTCGTCTCAGCCGGCGTCAGCGCAGGCAACGCACCCTTGCGCAGGTGGTTATGGACGTGCTTCTCGGTCGCGTCGTCCTTCGGTGTCGCCTTCAGCGGTTGCTTCCCGACCGGCGCGCCAGGTTTCGGCGGCTCGCCGGGATGAAGCGGGTCGACGCCGAGCGTCGGAGGAGGCGGTGGTGGCTGAATCGCATCTTCCAGCCGCGTCACCGTGGCGCCTGTGATGATCAGCCGGTCGTCGCCGCCGTCGCCCTTGATCGGATCCTCACCAAGCTTGGCGCGGATCTCGTTGATCGTGTAGACGCCGCCTTTCTGGTACTCGGTCAGCACCGTGGCCTGCTCGGCCGGGTCGATGACCTCCTGCTCCAGCCACTGGAACTGCAGATCCGGCGCACCGCAATGCACTTGGATCAGGAAGTCCATGAACCGCTTCACCCAGCCCATCAGCGGCGCCAGGCCTTCGTTCTGCGCGGTGTCCTGCTGCGTCTCGCTCGTGGAGCGGTTCATCTGCTTCACGAACGCGGTGGGCGGCAGGCTGAAGCAGTAGCAGACGACACGTGCCAGCCATTCGTCGAACTCATCCTTGAGCGGCGGCTCGTTCAGCGTCTTGGGCGACGTGCCCGACGGCACGAACCGCACCTTGCGCTTGTACGCCTGATCGCCTTCGATCACGGTGTCCCAGTAGTCCTGGAACTGCTGGATCTGCTGCGGCATCCAGGTGTCCGGCACGTTGATGAAGGCGGCCGGGATGTTCCCCTCGGTGTAGTACTGCAGCTGCGACAGCGAGCGCCGAATGGCCGTGTTCACGGTCAGCAGGATCTGCTCCACCGGCGAGTAGCCGTAGAACTTGTGGCTGCGCGGATTGCGCGGCTTGTAGATCAGCTCCGCTGCCGTGTAGTCCACCGCCGGCAGCCCCTTGATGTTCTGTTGGTACGCCGGCGAAGGCGGCAGCGGCTGCCGACCCTTGTCATCGATCAGTGGCTTGATCAGCGCGCCGTCGATCACCTCGAAGCCGGTCACTGCGCCGCTGTTGAGCTTGATCGGGAGCACTGTCGCAGCGTCGATCACGAGCACATCTTCGAGCAGCATGCGTAGCCACGCATCCCAGTCGTGGATACCGTCCGGCATCTTCAGCATCGCTTCCAACGCCTTCACCCGCGGATCGTTGCTGGCATCCTTCTTCGGATCGGTGTGCGCGATGTTCCATTGCATCGACGACAGCTGATCCTTGCGCGTCTCGATGGCGAGCCGCACCAGGTCGCAGTTCTCCGAGAGCGCACGCAACTGCGCGAAGCTGGTCAGTTCCTGCCCGCGCGGCGTGTAAAACAGGTTGTAGCCGACCGGGTAATCGCGGGTGCGCCCGAAGGCCTCCTGCGCCACCGGCGCCACGGGCTGGTTCGGCGACATCCATGTGTCGGGCGTCACGCCGGCGATCGCGTACCGCACCGCGGCCTTGACGCGTCCCCACGGGCTTTGGCGCATGAGCGCTACCTGCGCGGACAAATCAGTTGTCTTCGCGCCGGGGGTAAGCTTGGGCATGCGTCAGTTCTCGGAAGCCCTCAGGCGCTCGGCCTGTTGGCGGTAGAAGTCGAGTAGTCCGGTGTCGGTAGAAACGGGAACGAGTTCTGTGATCGCCCACACCAGCGCGTCGGCGCGATCCGGCGATTTGTCGCCCAGATAGCCCGACGTGCTGAAGTTGCATTGCTGGTCTTCCAGCGTGCCGAAGCGGCCGACGTGCGAGACGCGGCCCTGCTCATACAGCGCACTGACTGGCTCCGCGCGCACCACCTTGCCGCGCGAGGCCGTCACTTCCTTGTAGGGTGCGTTCCTGTCGGCGGCATGCACGATGGCGCGTACCATATCCCCGCCGAAGTTGCGCTCGCCGACGATGCGATCCGCGCCATACTGCGTCCAAGCGCGAGCTGCAATCGCTCCCCACTGCTCCGGGCTGTACCTGCCCGACAAGTCGGCCAGCACGTACACCCGGTCATCCACGCCGAGCGCGGCGACCACGATCCCGATCTCGTCGGAGCGCTTGTCCTCTTCGCCCTTGCTGCCGGACGGGTCGACCGCGACCACCACGCGCCGATACAGCGGCACGTCGCCAGCATCGCGCCGGTGCTTCTCCAGCAGTTCCAGTGTCCAGAGTGCGCCGTCGATCTCCGCGACATACCGGCCGTCCAGGAACCGCCGGCGCTGTCGCTCCGGCAGGCTCTCCAGCAGCCGCAAATACCCCTCGTCCACGTTCGCCCGGTTGTCGGCCGGGTTCATGTAGATGTGCCGGTAGTCGTCCGGGTTGGCCAGCGGTTGCCGGCTATCCGGATCCAGGTGCTCGATGAACTGTCGGTACGTCCAGTGCCCGGTACCGACCGGGTTGAGGTCGTAATAGGCCCGATTCCGCAGCCCGTCGACCTTCTGCGCCAGACGCGTCAGCGCCGTCAGCACGGAAGCTCGCGGGATTTGGCTGCACTCGTTGAAGTACAGCGTCGCGAACTCCATGCCTAGGATCTTCTCGACGCGATCCTTGTCGTCGAGCCCCGCGAACCAGATCTCCGACTTGTTGGGCAGGCTGATGTAGCCGTCCTGACGGTTGTTCTTGTACGGCACGCCCGGGAAGCACAGGCGCATCACCTTCGGCAGCGTGTCCAGCCAGACCGAGGCCCGCAGCGCATTGAAGCGCAGGCGGAAGATCACGTGCCGGCTTTCTGGCACCCGAACGGCGCGGGTGGTGACGGCGCGCGTGCCGAGAAACGTCTTGCCGGAACGCGACCCACCCACCAGGAGCGTGTGCGTCTGCGGCCCAGCCAGTAGGCGGTTTGCCTCCTGCTGCTTCTCCGTCAGTTCACAGCTTGGCGTCGTCGCCACTGATCTGCACCACGATGCTGCCCTGGTGCTCCAGCTGCTGCTTGTCGCCGTATCGCCGCGGGTCCCACTTCGCCAACAGCTTCAGGCGCGTCTCAATGCGGAGCTTGCGGTGACCAAGCATGTCTCCATGGTGCACCTCGCGCGTTCCGTTGCGCTCGACGATCTCCACACCTTCCTGCGTGGTGTCGGCGATCTCCAGGCATTCGCCGGCCAATGTGTCGTAGCCATCGTCTCTCGCCTCGTCGAATTGCGCCGCGATCTCCGGATCGTCCTGCCGCCACTGGTTGACCGTGCGCCGCGGGATATCCATGTCGCGGCAGATCACAGCCAGCGGCTCACCCTTGGCCAGCCGCTCACAGATCGCCGGCACCACCACGGCGCGGTCTTCTTTCCGATGCGCAACCATGTCACTGCCACCAGCTGAGGATCGCCGCGCGGATGCAGAGCGCGAGCATGTTGTGGCGCAGATGACCGCGGCTGAGTTGCTTGGCGTTCATGCGGTTTCCAGTTCCTGGAGCGCATCGATCACGCGATCGATGCTGTGATCGATCAAGTTGTCCATCAGGAGCGCGGGCTTGCCGATGCGCGTCAGCACGCGCGGACACATCAGCCCCAGCGGGACCTGCGTCACCAGGTCGTTGCCGTTGCGCGTGCCGTAGAACGGAATCGCCAAGTCGCGGAACACGTGCGCCAACGTGTCGTCTGCCGCAATGCGCGGCGGCTCGAAGGCGTAGACCGGACAGACATGGCCCAGCTGCGCCAGCACCGCGGCGTAGATGATTGCCATGGCCGCGCCGAGGCTGTGACCGGTCACCGCTACGGGCCGGCGAAGCGCCAGTGCTGCCGGCAGGATCGCCGCCAGCGCGCCGTAGAACCCGGCATGGAGCGCGCCCAGACCCGGCACATGCACTAGGGCGCAGTCCGCGTCAGCAATCACCGACGACAGGTCATCCGTGCCGCGGAAGGCATGCACGTCGCCATACACGCACATCCGCGAGGCGCTGTCCGCCTTCCCCACCGTCGGCGCATCCGTGTAGGCACGCTTGGCGAGGAGGGCGTAGTCGAGCGGGTTCACGGTTGGACGGTGCTCGCTGCCGGCGCTGGAGCCGCTTGCGCCGCCTGGATCTGCTGCTCGACCACACCGACGACACCGGCTGCCGTCTCGGCCAGCACCAGTGCGGCCTGGATCTGCTCTTCTTGCGTCGCCGGCAACGGCAGCGAGCCGACCAAGGCGCCCAGCGCCGGCAGTCCCGATTGCACCAGCGTCTGGATGCTTGAGGCATCCACGGTTGGCGCCGCAGCGGCATCCGTGCAAACGGGCGTCACGAATTTCTGCGCATCGGCGAGAGCATTGGCGGCTTTGAGACCAGCGGCGGCTGTGGCTGGATCGGCCTGCAGTGCCGCGTTGAACGCAGCCAGTTGGGTATGCACCAGGTCGAGCTGGGGACACGCAATGGCGGCGATCTGCGCGGGCGACAGCGGCTTGGTCTGGTTGCAGCCGGCCATGAGGGCGAGCGAAAGCATGGCGGCCACGGCCACCACCAGGGATAGGCGTTTCATGGGATTACCTCGGGTCGGAATCGAACGGTTTCGGGACGGTCGGCGACTTCGGCTCGTCCGGCTGTTTGCCGGTGAGCAGGAACCGCACCTGCGGGTCGCTCAGCAGCCAGAGCGCGACGCCAGCCATCAGCGAGACGACAGTCGCGCCCTTGGCAAAGACGCCCTGGTACTTCGTGGCGAACAGGCCGGCGAACGCCATCGCATAGCCGTACACCGACGACTTCTCGTTGAGCTTGCCGGCGATGCGCTCCAGGAAAGCCACGCTGGAAGGGCTGAGTTTCACGGCCGATCCGCCTTGCGCTCGATCTTGTCCTCGATCCGAAGAAGCGCGGATCGAATCCACTGGATATCGTCGGACTGGCGTTGCTCAAGCGCGTTCACGCGCACCTCGACGCCGTGGAGCCGTTCGGCATGCTTCGACACCCAGCGGATCAGTCCCCCCATCCCTCCGCCGACCGTCACGAACAGCGCGGCCACCGCGATCCAGTCCCCTGTGTTCACGCGTTGCCTCCGGTGGGTTTCACGAACAGTGCGCGTTCGGCGGCGCGGCGAGTCACGAGGCCCGGCTGCACAGCTCCAGCATCCAGGACCCACACGCGGAACTGGTTGGCTGCGGCCGCGTAGTTGCCCACATTGAGCAGCATCAGCAGCGTCGAGCGTTTCAGGGTTCCCGCACCGAGGTTGAACACGAAGTCGGTCAGGGCGTCGAACTGACCCTGTGTCAACGGCACGCGCACCAGCGACTCGACCTCATCGGCAGCCTCGCTCAGGTCGGTCTGCAGCAGTGCATCGGCTTCCGCGGCTGTGATGACCTGACCGGCGGTCACCCCTTCCGTGTGGCCGTAGCCGATCGTCCAGACGCCTCCGGCGTCCTGGTACGCCTGTAGGCGCAGGCCTTCGCTCGCCTTCACAAGTGCGATGGCGTCTTGGCTGGGCGTCATAAGGATTCCGGAAACGAAAAAGCCCCGCCGGTGAGGGCGAGGCTTCGTGAGGTGGTTACTTTGGACGGTGGCAATCTATGCCCGTTTCTTGGTCCCGTCAACTGGCGGTTCGCGCAGCGCCTTTGTGAAGTGAGCCACGGCTGTGAAGGTGATTTCCTCCAACCATGACCCGGCTGTGTGCAGTGCGATGTCGAGCGATTCGCGCCGTACGTGCAGGATCCAGGCGTACTCGGCCACCTCGTCGCGGCCAATCTTCAGCCCGGCATGCCTACGGATGGCGAGTGACGCCGCCATACGCTGCACGGCGTAAAAACCCGGATCGTCAGGTTTTGGCATGGCCACGTCGTAGGCCCGGCGCAGCAGCCTCTCGTGCATCAGCGTTGAGGCGTACTTGGTCTCCATAGCCTTCACGGGAACGATGCCGGCACGGTTCTGCGCAATGCCCAGTGCGGCCTTGATCGCCATGTCGGAGTCCTCAATCCGCGTCACGGTGGCGAATCCATTGCGCAGGTCGCGGTACGCGGTCTTGCCGAGCATCAGCGCGATGCTCTCGGCCTTTCGGTCTTGGACTGCGCTCATCACCACCTCTCCCGCATCACGGTGGCCGGGATCTCCGGCAACTCCATCCAGCACGCCGCACCATCGTGGCCTACCCATTTCCCGCGAATGCACCAGCCGAGGTCAGGTCGCCAGTGGCCGACCTCGCGCTTCGTCCAGCTGTCCACGACGAGGTACTCGCCCTGGTGGCGCGGAGGGTCGGTGTGCCAGGTCATGCGGCCTCAATCTCATCGGGAAGCATCCACGCGTCCGAAATCACTTCTTCGTTCCACCAGCGCACGCGATACTCCAGACCGTCGCGGCACACGTTGATCGAATACACGCGACCAACTTTGTCGATGGCGCGAATCTTCACCTGCTGACCGATTGCATAGGGCAGCAAGATCACCAGCTTTCCGGCATTCGCGTTCATGCGAACAGTCCCGGCGCGACGGCTTGCCGGACGATGGGCGTGATGGTGGCCACAACGCGTGCGCCGTGCTCGTCCGGCTCGCAACGCACGAGGCCGATGCTGTGGAGCTGCTTGTCGTCGTCCCAGGCGATGCCGTTCAGCGCGTCGCTCAGCACCTTCTCGCAGTTGCCCAGGTCGATGCACTGCACCGTGTCGGCCCAGGTGTCGGGGTCTTTCCGCGCCCGCTTCGCCCAGTCGAGAGGACGGTGCGGGAACAGCTGCAGCGTCATCGCGAGACGTCCATGCAGCGGCGTCACCATCGCCCGCGTGGCGAGCGTGGAGACCTCTTTCCGGTAGGCCTTCGCCTCACTCGTCGGCACGATCGTGATGTGGTTGCCAATGCGCACCGGACGCCAGTACCGGTTGCTGCTGATCGGGTATGGCAGCACCAGCCGGATGGCTTCGAGCGCGCGCGCAGGCGCGAACTGGGCGCCTTGGACGGTCATGCGATCCTCCAGACCCACTCCCGGCGCCCGCTGTGTCGCGCGGGAGGCTTTCGGGACTTGCTGGGGCGTATGGAGCCCTGGTGGCGCAGCGGCAGAATTCCCTGCTCGATGCGGCTGTAGGTGAGCGACAAGCATTGCGCCAGTTCGGACTTGGTCATTGGCTGCAGGCGCAGCGCGCCGACGATGCGCTCACGGAGTGGTTGCGGTCGCATCGGCGCCCTCCTCTGGCACGTTCCAGCCCATGCTCTTGCCGATCTCGCGCAGGTGTTCCAGTCCACGCAGCCGGCGCTCCTCGTGCTCGATTCGCG